TAAACAAGGTTCTTTTGTAAATGGATGCTTCATTACCATTGGTCGCTTCACAGGAACTGCTCTTCTCTCATCTCCTGAACCTTCAAATGAACCAAATACTTGTGGACGATTTGGCCCATGATTGATCATATGGTGGCCGGTTACATTTTTAAATTCTGCTTTTTGTTGATCATCTAAACTGTGATACGCTGCAGCTTGATCACTAAATGTCGTATTTGCTAGATGTCCATTATAGTGATTATACAAAATGGTTCCATGAAATTCGCCCTCTTCATGACTAGCATCACAGTGCCAATGAAACCATATATTGCCGAGGCCTCCCAGCGGCACATTGTCTTTATCGACAGCATTACTAACTCTAAAAACCTTTCGCTCTCCATCAACCCACAGTTTTGCATCCGACTGGAAAGGCAATGGTAATTTGTGACTATAAACCTCACCAAACATTTCTCCCAATCGTATTAATTGGGCTGGAGCAACTGGATTTTCATTACGTATACATAGAACTCTATGTGTTTTAAACACATCTACAATTGCACTATCTTTATAATCATAATCTGTTACCTCTGCAACATAATGATTGATAGAATTCACTTTCATAATACCTCACTCTGCTTTCGTATAAAATTTCTCTACACCAACAGGCTTTTTCGTTTTACGTTTCTTTTCTTTACTTTCAAAATTCCGAACAAAGTCTTTCATATATTCAGAGTTGTTATTGGATGATAGTAAATTGACATGCACGCCCCTATTGTCTCCATCTATAGTGGTTACCAATGAATCAAAAACCACAGATTGTTCTAGCGACTTGTGCTTTATATATAGTTGCTTTTTCTCTTTTTGAATTCTTCGCAAGAAGGCATAGTATATAATTTGAGTAAAGTAAGCGAAGGGGTTTTTTGACTTTTCTGGATCAAAGTTTTTTATATAATGAATACAATTTTCTATACCGTCACTTATCATCTCTTCTCGAAAGGTATAATTAATAAAATTTGGCTTGGTGGACAATCTCTGAGCTATCTTTAAAAGACACCTACCAACGTAGTCAGGAATGCGAGGAAATTCATCACCCGCTTCTTCTGCCTCATTACACGCCTTTTTAAATTCTTGCATAACAGCATACAGTTGTTTATTGTCAACGTAATGCTGTGATGTCTTTCGAGTTTTACTCGCCATACTATAAATTCCTATTACTAATGCATTGTATTATTTGATGAGTCCATATCACGAAGCACGCGCATTTGTATGCGCTTGTCTATCTTATTGCCGACCTCTTTTTCCCAATACCTTTTCATTTTTTCATTGAGTTGATCGTCTCTAGCCTGCTGACGATCAGGCACTAAGCCAGCATATGATATTTCTTCCTCTTCATCTGGAGTGAAACGAGCCTGCTCATGAGAATGAGACCAACCACCAGAATCTAAACTCTGTACAAACGTATTATAATGTTTTATTACTTCACTATCGATATCTTCAGTCATGTAAATAATCTGTCGACGATCAATAGTTAGGTTTGTTCTTTCAGGATCGTTGAAGATTAGATAATTAGCACACTGTACCATCGCCTGGCCAGTAGGCATCATCATTCTAAGAACTTGAGCTGGCTTCTCTATTGTAATTTCACTATCAGTTCTCTCTACAATATTAGTTATAAGCTCATCACCGTTAATTAGCTTTACTATAGCGTGAGACATCTTACTATTCCTTTAGTGTTATGTCGTAGGTCTTATAAGGAAATTTTTCATCATTATAAATTCGTAATCTCTCCTTAAAGTGTTCCAACGTATAATTATTCCACGTCTTGTATCTCAGATCATCTACCAAGTCAAACAAACGAGCTTTATTCTCATCACCATCTCGCCTGAGTCCACGTCCGATTGATTGTAGTGCTCGCACCCTTGATTTTGATGGGCTGGCGAATATAATATTGTGCAACCGCTTAATATTAATACCAGTACTAAAGGTACCAAACGAAGCGACAATGACACTATCACTCTGTCCCTCAACAATTCCACGGATCTCATCCCTGTCTTCCCCTTTGACACCTCCATGTACAAAGAACACAGGTTTCTCGAAGTCCTGCATTAAATTATATAACACCTTGCCGTGCTTGTCAACATAATTAAATAATAATAAAGTATTTCCTTCCAAACTCTTACATAGATTTACTAAAAATTTATTACGTGCCTGGTTTCTTACTAGAAAATTAATTTCATCTTGGTATTTCGCCCTTCTCATCTGAAGACGAGACTGATCACTATACTTCATTACTAATATATTTATCTTAAATTGAGATAGATGCTTCTGTTCTATAAGATCAGATGTTGTTGTTACTTTTTCAACGGGTCCAAACAATCCGGTTAAGACTAATCCGTTTGTCAGTGAACCATCTAGTGTTCCAGTAAAACCAAACCTCCAAGGACACTCTGTTAACTTGGTCATGATTGCTGTGAGAGATTTTGCTTTGAATAAATGAGCTTCATCACCTATAACAACTTTAAATTGACTAAACCATTTCTTCGGCATCTTGTAAATAGATTGCCATGTTGATACAGTTATCTCTGCATCAGTATCTTTTTCTGCACCCGCTGTGATTTTATGAACTTCATCCTTATAACCGTAGTCTTCAAAGTCTGAGGCCATCTGATGTACCAATGTAGTAGTTGGCACTATAATCAGCTTCTTAGCCGGGTAAAAACGGCTTAACATATAGATTATAAGCGATTTACCAGAGGCTGTCGGCGATAACATTACACATCTTTTATTGCGTATTGCATGTGCAACTGCCTTCTTCTGATAGTCTCTTGGTACCATCGTAAGATTAATAGATGCTGACAAGTCATCTACTTCACTTAAAGCAAACTCCTGTTGATAGAAAGATGAGTCTTCGATAATGTCCAGAGTGTAGCCTCTTTGTTGACAGAAGTCATCTATCTTATTATACAGTCCTGCATAGATTGTATTTGTCACTTGGTTGAATAATCTTATCTTACCGTCCCAAAACTTACTCTTATACGTAGGCATAAATTTAGCACCAGGAACTTCGAACGTGAAGAAATCACTTAGCTCCTGGCTTATACCAGAATTGCAATCGACCTTTAAATAAACGTCGCTTAGTTTTGAAACAATAAGATCAGGCATTTTCAGAATATTCAACTCCAAGAATCCAGTTGCTGGATGGAGCTGTGGTCAGTTTTTTGGTAATGAAAATAATATTTGAGTCGTCACGAGTACTTTCAAAATTTTGAAAATATTCTACTGTATGTCCTTCATCAGCCAAATCATTAATATGTTGAAGTATCTTTTCAGGTCTCTCATACGTATCAGTTATGTCTTCTATTACCCACATTCCTCCGGGCTTGACATATTGAAACATATTAATTAGCGTTGCTTTCTGTGCACTTGAAAAATGATTACCATCATCAATAATAATGTCAAAATATTCATTATATCGTTCTGGCTTAAAGTGCTGCTGTACTCTTTCTGTATCCGTTGTATCAAAGAAGTTGAGTACAATTTTATTTGAATAGTCATCGGTGTCTCTGTTTTTGAATAATCTTTTTATGTGATTATGATATTGAAATCTCCAATCGACACCTTCTATTTCTGCATTGGAAAAGAACTGAGCCCATGTTATTAGCCCCTTCCCTGTCCATATACCAAGCTCTAGCATGTTTCGAACCTTTAATTTAATTGGTTCAAATTTTAATGTGTATGGAATATGATATTTGTGTAACAAGGGACCGCGATCAGAATTAACCTTACGCATCAACCTCATCAATTCTTTGTTACCTGGATCTGTATCAGGAGTACATATCTCCTTTGCGCTAGGTAATGATTTTTTAAAATCCAAATTATTATTCATTAAATACCAACCTTAAATCTCTCCCAATCAATAACACCTTTAAGTTGAAAACTTCTGTTACTTATCATACGAAGAACAGAATCTAAGAAGTCGACTTTTTCTTTTTGTACTGATATGCGAAGATTATGTTTTATAATATCTGGATCACTATCAATGTATTTGTCCAAGTCTTGTTTGAGAATTCTCATAGGATTAGGATTCCATCCTTTTTCTTTCAAATCCTCCTCGGCCATGTTACCCTGATAGTAATCCCACTTGTCTTTGAACAACGACTTATAGTCTTGTTCGAGCTTTCGCAATCTCAGTCTCTCGGCTGAAAATAATTTGTAATATTTGTGATGAAGTTGTGGAATGTTCGAAGACTCGACACCGATCTCTGTTCTATCAATTTGGCTATCCTTGCCCCACAAATCAAATAATTCATCTATATTCATCATAAACCTCCAAACATTATTATACTAAAAATAATGCCAGAAGTCAACTCATATAACGGCTCTTATTGCAGTATTAGAGTTTCCACTGCTAGTAATTTTATTGATTTTGAATTGTCTAAAACTAAATGAGCATGTTGATTCAACATAATCTATATCTGCCATACGTGTATCAAACTGTAAGTCAATCAGGTTTGTTGGAAAGACGTCGTTGAATTCAATTGAGAACCTAGGGTTCATTGCTGAATTCAAAATGATTAACGTTGCATCTGATACAACACCTTCCCCTAATTCGCTCGTAGGTATACTTGTTCGGGCAGCAGACCTTCCTTTATTGTATAGCTCTTTTGATTGATTAAAACTTTCTGGAAAACCCAGATATGTAAGCCAATTATATAACTCAATATAGTTGGCCATGTCCTCATCTACTTTAAAGGTGACCAGTAGCTCACCATATTGAAGATGGTCTCCTTGTATCGGAACATTAATAAATGGAGTAGGCAACGAGGCCTGTCCTAGGGTAACACTAGGAAGATTGATTGCCTGCACAAAATAGTTCACCGTCGGGAGTTTTTTAATCTTAAAATCATACCCTACAGGTGATAGAAAATTCGTGTTGTCTGGTTGTACATTAAGAGCATTAGCCATTTAACATTCCTGTAATTATTAGTCTCGGTCAACGTAGTATTTATAAAAAAAGAGGGAGGCTTTAAAAGCCTCCCTCAAGTCTACGCTTTACTTTTTTTATTATATTACATCAGGTTATTGATAACAACTTTTCTGTAATACTCATTCGAGTCGGCAGC